AAATCTAATGCGTCTTTCGTTTGACTATCGAAAGAACGATGTCGAGATTGAAGAATTAGAACACAAAATTATAGATCCTAATGAAGATAAATTTGAAAAAAAACTGGCTAAGATTGAACTAGAAGAAAAGCTTTATGAACGAGCAGGTATGGAACTGATAGCCAAAGCAAGAATGAGAGAAATTTCAACCTGGTCTAAATTGAAGAAAGAATTTCATGATGGCACCTTCGATGATAAAGATGTCAACACCCATCAGGCTGAATCATACATGCATCGACTCGAACAACAGAAATTAACTTTGACTGCGGGTTCTTCGCAGCCCGAAGTGTTCAATGTGCTCGGACAGCTAGAAACTTTAAAACGTGTTAGAAAATCAGGAGAACTGAAGTATGATGGTGCCGATCGAAAAAGTATTTCTAAGAAATCAAAAACTTGAAGCTGCTCCATGGACTCAAAGGGAAAGTCCTTTTTATAAAAAAGTAAGAGACTCGATGAAGAGAAAAGGAATCATTAATCCTTTACTCTGTATCCAAGAAGAAAATCGTTATAAATGTTGTATTGGTAACAATCGTTGGTTAGCGGCTCATGAACTAGGAATTAAAGAGGTTCCAATTAAAATTGTCACCAGTGAAGTACCTAAAGATCTGATGGATGCCACCAAAGATTATATTCCTACAGAAGCCGAAGGTCTCCCTTCTCGTGCAAGAGAATATGAAAGAATAAAAAATGAACTTTGATTTTGTATTCCTCGGACAATCGGTTTTAAAATATCAAGTGCCCCTTGAAGTCTTCGTCGGACTCAACGAGCTTTACGAAACCAAGAAGAAACATTTACCGAATGCCAGCAAACAACTGGCAGGAAAAATCCCTGATGAGGTTTCCCTATTCTTTTCGGGGCCTAATTCTGAGAAAATGCATACCCATAGTTATGTATCCGAAGATATTTTAAAATGGTTCTATTCTGTTTTTGATCATTATTTAAAATGGAATAAAACTAAAGAATATAGAATGGATATTAATTCGATCTGGGTCAATGAAATGAAAGCAGGCGATTATAATCCGGTTCATATTCATCAAGGAAAACTTTATACGGGATTATCTTCGGTGATGATTCTTAAACTGCCAAAAGATTTTGGCCCAGAAATAGCACGACCCGATCAACCGATGAATGGTCAACTTCAAATTATGGGAAGTGCTTCGGGTCAATTTGTTAAAGCGGATTTTTCTCCTAAAATGAAGATTGGAGATTTTTATGTTTTCCCCTATGACATGAGACATGTCGTTTATCCTTTCACCAATAAAAAAGCAAAAAGGAGAACGCTGTCGTGTAATGTAGATGTTGAATATAACCCTATAACTTCAAGGACGGCGCAATGATAACGGAGCCTAAATGGAAATCTTTAATGGCCAATACAGTAAAACCTTTATTCACTCCTCAACAGTGCCAGGACATTATTAACATGGGTCATCAGCAAAAAGCTGAAGAGGCTAGAGTAGGAATGAAAGATAAAAAAGAAGGAGGCTATGATACTAAAAAACGAATTACGACCATTAGTTGGATTCCTTTTAGTAAGATGCCCGATATGTACAAAATAATTGAACGCTCGATGAAACAAGTCAATGGAAATCATTTTGGTTATGAAGGCATGACGATTACCGAGTTCGCTCAATTCACCGAATATCCTAAAGGAGGATTTTATGACTGGCATATGGATGCTGAAGTGAATTGTCAGTTTGAACCTCCGGTTAGAAAAATATCCATGACTATTCTTCTTTCTCCTCAGCATGAATTTGAAGGAGGAGATCTGGAATTTATGAGTGAAGGCAATAAACCACCTCAACTTTTGCAAGGCCAAGCTATTTTCTTTTGTAGTATGATTCGTCATCGTGTGGCTAAAGTCAAAAAAGGTATGAGACGATCATTAGTGATGTGGTTCGGGGGACCTCCGTTTAAATGAACCGAGAAATTTTATTCCCCACCCCTGTCTATTTTAAAATGGTTCAGGATCCTAAAAAATTAAATAAATATTTATATCCCCTCATTAAAGCCTGGAGTAAGAAAGAGAAGAGTAAAACAAAAACAAATTCTGGTGGAGGCTGGCACAGCCCCACCGATATGAATTTTAAAAAAGAATATAAACCTTTGACCGATGAACTTTTTGCTATGCAAAATGAAGTTTATAAAGACTACGGCATGGAACCAAAGCCTGGACTCGGGAACATGTGGGCGAACATTAATTATCCAGGAGCCTATAACAAGCAGCACATGCACCCCAACTCTCAATGGTCGGGTGTCTATTATATAAAAGTTCCTAAGAACTCAGGAAGTTTATTTGTTGAAGATCCAAGACCAGGACCCAATATTATATTGCCTCGACGTGTGAAGGGAATACCTAGAGCCTTATGGCGCGTGGTCATCTATCCTGCAATTGAAGGACAGATGATTATGTTCCCTGCATGGGTAACGCATGGTGTAGAAATGAATGAATCCAAAGAAAAAGGAGAAAAGGGCTGGCGCGTATCGGTTTCCTTTAATTTTATTCAAGTGGGTAAAGATGAGAAGCCAACATGAGTTTTAAAGAATATAAAAACTTTTTTAGTTTAGAAGAGTGCAATGCATTGATTAATAATTTTAAAAAAAATGTACAGAACCATGAGATATATAGAAACACTGTAATTTTAAAACTTAAAGACGCCTCTCCTAAACTTATAAACACTCTTCAAAAAGATTTAAACCTTATTTTAAATTATGGTCAGATTGTACACTGGCCTAACGGTAGTTTTATGAACCGTCACTATGATGGAACAGTATTTAAAGATAACAGTTTTTCCGCTATCTGTTACTTGAATGATAACTTTAAAGGAGGAAGAACTTTACTTCAAGATAAAATGATTAACCCTGAAACTGGTAAAACAATAGTATTCAATAGTAAGAAAATGGAACATGGAGTTGAAGAGGTCATAGGGGACAGATTTACTTATATTTCATGGTGGAAAAAACAACGATGAGTTTTAAAACAAAAAAATACCAAGTAATTCGAGGAGCCCTTTCCAAGGAGCTCGCTAATTTTATTTTTAATTATATGATGCTACAGCGAGACGCTGTGGATTTTATGTTTAAACATAATAAACTTAATCCAGCCAACCCTTTTATAGGTAATCGAGTAGATAAACAGGTATTCGGACCCTATTCTAAATACGCAGACTGGGCTATGGAAACATTACTTCAGTATATGAGACCCATTATGAAAGCCAAAACAGGAATGGATTTGGTTCCAACGTACTCGTACACACGACTCTATGAAAAAGGAAATATTTTAAGACGACATAAGGATCGACCGAGCTGTGAAATTTCTACGACGTTGCATTTAGGTGGTGATGAATGGCCTATTTTTCTTGATCCATCGGGAGGCGACTTTGTCATTGATGAGTTTAAACAAACCATTAAACCTGGAGCTCCAAAAGGAGTGCGAGTTGATTTAAAAGTAGGAGACATGCTTATTTATTCTGGCTGCGAGCTCGAGCATTGGCGAGAACCGTTTCAAGGTAATATATGCTCTCAAGTCTTTCTACATTACAATCATGCGAAGGGTCCCTTTGCTCAAACTAATCTTTTTGATAAGCGCCCTATGCTGGGCGTTCCTAAGTAATGGCTCTGGTTCGTGTGACTCTAGGCGGCAAACGTCTGGGGTATGTCAGGAATAATAAAGCAGGATCCACCACCATCATTAATTATCTCGGTCAGCTTCTCTGGAACGAGAAACCTACAACCTATAGCGGTACCAATGTTCAGGATTTTTGTGGACAAGATTCCTATATCGGAAGAGAGAAAGGCTTTGAAACCTATCATCGAGAACTTAAAGATTGTGAAATAAGAATTGCTGTTTATCGTGATCCTATCGACAAGATCATTGCTGGCTTTTATTATTGTCAGGAAATATATCCTCATCTTAATAACTTGGATCTTTTCCTGGATACCTATCAACACCAATTAAAAAACAACTACATTAGAATTCATTGTCGAACCAATACGGATATGTTGGGTCCTGATCCAAGCATCTATACCCATGTGTATGACATGACCGAGATCGATGCCAAGCTTCTTCCGTTCTTTGAACAACTCGGAGGGAAAAAGATTCAAAAAACACGGCTCAGGGAACATGAACCACGGACCATCACCGAAGCGCAGAAAGCAAAAGCTAAGAAAGTCATGGCTATTGACTATCAAAACGGCTGGTGTAATGAGTTGATCTCCTCAAAGATATAGTATATTCGTATCCTAAACGGATTTCTATGTTACAAAAGATAGGTTTTCTACCAGGATTTAATAAACAAGTCACACCTACCACGGCCGAAGGGCAGTGGATTGCGGGTGATAACGTACGTTTCAGATATTCAACCCCGGAAAAAATAGGCGGTTGGGCTGAACTGGGAGAAAGTTATTTAACGGGTGCAACACGAGCCCTCCATCATTTTGTCGACAACACGGGCATTAAATATGCAGCCATTGGCACCAATCGAATTCTTTATGTTTATTCAGGAGGAATTTTTTATGATATTCATCCTATTAAAACAACAACCACTTTAACCAGCGCCTTTACCACAACCAACGCATCAACTTCTGTTACGATTACTTTCGCCTCGGCGCATGGAATAAGTGCAGGGGATATTATTT